TATATCCAGGGTGAACAGCTCACGGACCAAGGAACTGGGACCAGGGTTTATGATATAAATGGGACTAGACTTCCTAGTGTTACTACGATATTAGGCAAAACCAAAAACCAACAATTTTTAAAAGACTGGATAGCTAAAAAAGGTGAACAAGAAGCAGAACGAATTAAAAATCATAGTAGTAGGCGGGGAACTTCCATGCACAAATTCTTGGAGTCATATATTACAGGCGTTGGATACGATGATCTTACGTCAATCGGACAGGAGGCGAAACCGATGGCCAACAAAGTTATTGAGATTGGTCTTACGCCAGTGGAAGAGTACTATGGGTCGGAAGTTACGATACACTATCCTGGTCTTTACGCTGGGTCTACTGACCTCGTATGTCTTCACAATGGTTTAGAAACTATCGCTGACTTCAAACAATCGAATCGACCTAAAAAACTAGAGTGGATTGAGGATTATTTCTTACAAATTGCAGCATATGCTATGGCCCATGACTACGTTTACGGAAGTAAAATTAGACAGGGTGTTATTATGGTATGCACACCGGACCTATATTATCAAGAATTTAAGTTTCAAGACAGTGAATTAAGGCAATGGAAACATAAGTTTTTAAAAAGATTGGACATGTATCATGACCTAATTTATGATGAAAAGGAGAAAGCAGATGTTAAGATCGAAGCAGGGGACTTTGAAAAACGAGATACTTGAAATACACGCTGAATGGCTAGATTATAATCATTCTAAAGTAGAGGGTGATGAATGTAGAAAACAAGCGCAAGAGTATAGTCAAAGAACAGATAAAAGGCAAACTATGAATAGGAGGAAATATGAACGACACGTTGTTTAGAACGCTTCTAAAAAGATACGAAGCAGAGATTGAGGATGCATTATACAAGATACAGTGCATTGAGGACCACAACATGGTGATACCAGAACACGTAGACATTACGGGTGAGGTGGACAAATTATTGGGTCAGATAGGTAAGGCAGAGGAAAAGTTGTCTGTAATGAGGAAATATTGTGGCAAAAAAGAGGCAGGGACAGTATTATAGAGTTCTCACAGATAATTTAGTGTCGCTGAAAAAAAACATGAAAAAAAAGTGGAATAATGTCCAAAGAAAAAATAATGTAGCAATACCAACAGTTATAATCGATTTTAGTGGACATTTTAGTGGACATTTTTTAGTTAAGTGGACATTATTTTATGTCCATCAGTGGTGCCTTTCGCGCGCGCCAAAGCTGAATTTTGTATAGCAATTTATCTGTAGAAACTCTATAAGGAGACATGCCTAGGAAAAGAAGAAAAAGCGTCGTAACTGATAAGGCTCCCGATATACCTTATCCTAAAGTCAGAGTGGAGTGGATTGATTGTGTCAGTGATTCTGGCTGGGCTACTGAAAAAGAATTTGAAAGAATGAAATTTGCAAAGCCCATCAATGAAGGTTGGTTATATTCTAAAGATAAGGATTCAGTAAAACTTTTTGCCTCTTACGATAAAGATGAAGATGGTTTTACGTTTGGGGATCGGACGATGATTCCTCGGGCTTGGGTAAGGAAGATACAGAAGATTTAATTGTCTCCTAATTTACCTGTTCTTACTTCTTTTCTGTCTACATATAGGCCACCAACTTTACCTCTGGCTACTTCCATATTACCAGCGGCAGAAAAAGAATGTTTTTTCAAAGCTGCTTCTTTGATTCTATCAAGCTGCTCTAAATGTTTATCTAAAGTTACTTCATGTTTTTGTCTTACCTCAGTGCGTAGTTCACCTATGTATTGCACAACAAGCGGTGATGCCTTTGGGTTTGTTAGTTCTGATCCTTCTCTTCGACATCTATCAGGACTGTAACCTGCTAGTTTTGCTGCCTCTCCCTTAGAACAGGGTTTGCCCGTTGCTGGGTCGCCAAATACTAAATATTCGGCAAATCTTTTTTGCATGTCTGTGAGTCTTTTAGGTAATCCCATGTTGACAATTTAAGGGAACAATCCTATAAAGTCAAGGTATGAAAGATAAACGTACTTACATAAACAAGAAAGAACACGGGGAAGATATGTCATTAGAAAATGAAATTAGTATTACCCATAGTCCTAAAGAAAAGGAAGACAGGGGTGCTTTAGATTTAAGTTATTTAATTGAGTCACATAAAAAAGAAATTTGGGAGTACCAAAAAAGAGAGTCATTATACATAAAAACAAATAATGAATTAAAAAATGCTAAAGAAATTATTAGAGAGTTAAGTGAAAAGATTGTTGAGCAACTTGCAATCATTGCCAAATTAGAGAGTGAAAAAAAGAAATGAGGGTATTAGATCTACAAAATTTTTTAAGTGACTTTACATCCAGAAATAAATCTGGTACATCGCAGGGCAATGCAATTTCAAATGCAATAATTCTCGTAGAGATAAATGGACAGTTAAAAGAAATTAGTAAGATGGAAGTACACGAACACGTTGGACCAATTGTAATAGGCAATTCTAAGCCAACGCACCGATTAGTTTTGAAAACACAAACACCGCGTATCCCAATTTTTACACCTAAAAATTTGACGCGCCATGAAGTTTGAGAATGACATCGTTCCCTCGAAAAACACATGGGTCCAGAGGCTAAATTTTACCGAGAAATTAAAAAAAGCATACCAAGTATATCGTGGATTAGACTTGAAAATCTTAGCCTATCCGGCACTCCTGATTTATTGGGCTATAATAATTCTGGCCACTTTTTCACTATAGAATTGAAGGTGACCAAAGGGAACAAATTGAAATTTTCCCCTCATCAAATTGCCTTCCATAAACGTCATCCCAACAATACCTTTATCATGGTAAAGGCCCTTGGTCCTTTACCCTTGAAAACTTTTTCAATATCCATGTACCGTGGTACTAGGATCACTGAGCTTGTTGCTTGTGGCTTGAAGCTTGAGGCTTGTTACTCTGGGCTTGATGCTTGTCGCTTAGCGCTTGAGGCTCTCTGAACCTGAACTGGTTCTGGTTTGCTTGTCGCTTGCTGCTTAGAGCTTGAAGCTTGTTGCTTGAGGCCGGTCCCAGGCGCACGCTCTCTGGGCTCCGTCGAGTCATTGTCGCTAATGGCCTGGTCCCTATTGCACAATCTATATAGCTTGCGCAAATTCTTATAATACTTTGGGTGTTTAAATTCAAACATTAGTGTTTACCATAACTAATATTTTTTACATCACGGTCCCAACATTGTCTACAATCTTTGCATTCGTTATTTTGTTTTGACGCCGGGCAGCTGTGATTGCCATCTGTTAATACTGTTGATGTCCAGGGCCAGCTCTTCACTGGTCCCTGGTCAATCATATGCGAGGACATACGAATAATTAAATTCTTTGGAACTACTTCTGGATCCATGAGCCTTAAAAATTTTGCTTCACGTGTTGGCAGCCAGTGCCTGGTCTCTGGTGTACGCTTGCA